CTATCTACAAGTATAAGTGTGTTTCCTGATTCTTTTACTGTGCTTAATAATTTGCCTATATATTCTAGTCTTGCCTGATTTGTTGTTAGATATTTTAATTCTTCTTGATAGTTACTGTGTGCTACTACATCTAATAGTTGAACTACATTAACATGACATTGTGATAGTACACCCTTGTCTTGTAATTCTTTAGCACTAATTTGACCAATAACAGGACCTAATGAAGCATGTATACTTTCAAACTCAAACTTCTCTCTTGGTATTGTTCCTGTTAGTCCCCAACGTATTGGAGCGTTCTTTAAATTACGTGTAAGTAAATTTTTTAATACTTCTGCTTTAGCCTGGTGTACTTCGTCGACAATAACAGTGCTTACACCATCTAAGAACTCTGCAAGTGATAACACTGCTTCTCCGTCCTTGTGCTTCTTGTCAAGTATATTCAAACTTTGCCAAGTACATATAGTGTGAGTCTTACCTAACTCTTTTCTGTCTCCGAAGTACACCCCAGCATCGAGTCCGCAGTTAATATAGTCTTCCTCCGTTTGTGTAACAAGACTCTTGTTAGGCACAATAATAAGACTACGTCCATACGGCTCAGTTATATGTGAAAGTGTTGCTGTAGTAATTGTTTTACCTGCACCAGTAGCAATTTGTTGCAAGCTCTGTGGATGTTTTAAAAAGTTGTTAATTGACTCTACTTGATAGTCACGCAGAATAATTTCTTCACCTTCTGCAGGATGTCCTTTTGGCCAACGTACATTTTGGTCAGCCCAATAACGTTCTGTTACTGGTTGGAAGTCAAACTGTATAGGATGTCTATTGTCTTGAATGTCTACTATTTGTACATTATTTTTTTGTAGCACTTGACTAACAACGTCAAGATGATTGACATAGCCAGTACCGCCAATACCAAAGAAAGCAACCTTTCCATCCCAGCGACCAAGTTTATATTGTGGCATATATCTTGCGTAAGGCACTTCAAACTTGAGAGCGTTCGCGAGCTTCCTTCGTACGTCAACTTCTAGTCCTTCTAGTTTGATGTTTACTTCATCTTCAATAATTAGTCTACATGTTGCCATTTATATTGTCTCAATTGATCTCATAAAAGGACTTAGCTGATTGTCGTAATGTATTATCAAATCTAACTCTCCTATGTATGTACTAGTTTTTGCATCACCATATGCTTTTCCAGCAAATGTTGTTATAGCCGCGCTAGGAAACCATTCACTCTTTAGTAACGGTTTCGGTATTTTATTACTATTAATATACACTATTTTTGTGTCTTTGTCAACCATATTATTAAGATTGTTTTGTTGAATGTATTCGTTAAACGGTTTTCCTTCTGTAGTGTTGTCTAATCTAAACATTACAGACATACGCTCACTAGGTATAATATTTTGGAAAGCCTTATTAAATTGTGTTAAATGATCGTAGCATGTATCTTCGTGTAATACAATAACTAACGGAAATCTATATAATTCTAATATTATTTCAGCAAGATTGTTAACAGTGTATTCTCTATTGTTTACAAATATATTTGCTTGTTTTCTGTTTACTACTTTTTGTGCAAGAGGAGTTAATGATTTTAAACTTTGTTCTAACTCTTCATGATCAAAGTGTTCTAATCCAAACTGATCTTTTTTGTCGTAATAGTTACATAGGTTATCTAGACTAGGTTCACCTATACTGCTAATAGCAAATTTAAAACTTTTCTCATGTAAGTTTTTTAATTTAAACGAATATATCCCTGGCACATATTTGTCTTGATTGTTTTTCATTTCTAATAGTTTCTCATAATATTCTAATAACTGTTCCTCAACTTCAAAGTTGTTATTTTCGTTAAATGTATTAATTATTTCGTAGCAAGTATTTTCACTAAATTTAAAGTAGTGTATCTTTTCTATTTTATCATAGTAGCCGTCACCTAAGAACCTATTCATTCTTTCAATAGCATTAATAAGTTTCTTTTGAAAAACAAACCTTACACCTATCCAAGGACCTTCTTCATCTGAAACTAAATGTTGTTCATTAAATACTTTTACCCAACGACTTCTATCTATTGAACGTAAAGGCATTCTTAAATTACTATAAGAATCTTCAATGTTATATCCGTTGGCATCAAACTGATCTTTATATTGCAACAGTTTTTGTTTAGCAAGTTCTGCTTGCCTATCTGTATATGCTGTGCCTTTAAAAGTCTGACGGGCGAGGCTGGTAAGTAAGCTATAGTCGCTACGATCTATTTCAAACTTATCTGTTTCTCTTGACTGTATTCCGACAAGATGTTCTATGCAATCTTCTAATGTTTCCATAGTGTTAGTATACGCTATTTTAACTTAGAAGTCAAGCGTTTAAGTGGTATGCCCTGTGATATTTCTTCTAAAGTAAATTCTGTCCAGGCGTAGTCATTAAGCCATTTAGTTCTGTCTGTATAAAGAGGATTCTCAATATTGCGAAAGTTTTGTTCAGCAACATCAAATGCTAAACTACTTGGTCCTGTAAATGCAGGTACACCATTAATAATACTGTGTATGCCTGGATTGCTTGACCAACTTATAGTAGCCCATATGTTATCAAACTTCATATCGAAGTCGTCATATGAACCTAGTAGTTGTCGTGGTTCTTGTCTTATTACATCTTTGAAGTCTTTTTCGATTGCTTCAAGTCTGCATCTAGGGTGAGGTCTAAATATGATAGGACGTTTCGTTTGAGCTCTTATGAAAGTTATTGTGTCATGTACCCATTGAGACATTGGAGGCATACCTGCCCATTGCAGACTTTTGTCGTGTTGCCCACAGAGTAAAATGTATTCGCCGTTATAGTTCCAGTCTTTTAACTTGATGTTAAGACTGTTAGCACGATTGCTATCTGTGCTACTAGGGCCAAAGTAAGCGTCCCTATTAATGCCATTTAATCCAACCTTCCATGTTGTACCTCTACTTATGCCACCGACTTCTAAAACTATTATCGGTTTCGATTGTTGTACTGCTTGTTTCCAGATATTTTCATTTGGAGCCATTCTACCACTCCAAAGAACGCTCCAAATAACGTCAACGTCACAACCACTAGTATTATACAAAACGTCATGCCCAGCAACCACAAGGCTGTGAGCAAAGGCATCAAAAACTGATTTGCTATTTTGTGCGCCATATTGTGTCCATAAACTGAATCTCATAAGTTAAATATTCCTATAAGCTATTTACAAGAGAGAGTATAATGTCAGACATAACTGTGGTTACAACGTTTCATCGTCCGGGTTTAAAATTATATGGACAGCGTATGATAGATTCATTTGCTGAAAATGTAAGTGATAAGATCAAACTGCTAGTATATGCAGAAGATTGTAATCCAATTAATCCTAAGCCAGAGCAAATTACAATACTAGATGCAACTAAAGAGTTGCCCAAACTTGTAAAATTTAAAGAGCGTTGGGGTAATGTAGACAAAGCAAATGGCATTCCTCCAGATGATATTAAAGCACGTAGACCAAGAGATTGGCAAAAGAAGTTTAAGTGGGACGCTATACGTTTTGCTAATAAAACTTATGCAGTGTTTGATGCGTGTGAACGTAGCAAAGGTTGGTGTGTATGGATGGACGCAGATACATTTATTCACAGTCCTTGGAAGCACAAAGACTTTGCTCGCTTACTGCCCAACAATGCGTACATTACATATGTAGGTAGAGGTAAAGGATCACAGACGTGGCCAGAGTGTGGCTTCTATGGTATGAACTTAAATCATCCTGTGTGCCACGAGTTCCTTAAAGAGTTTGAACGTATGTACGAAGATGCCGATAATGGAATTTTTGAATTAGAAGAATGGCACGACAGTTATGTGTTTGGACACATACTAAAACATTATAAAGCATTTGATGCTAATGCATTTGACTATAGTGCTACTATGTATATGCGTGAAGCACGTACAGGTGGAGGCGGACATCCATTAATTAATACTGAACTGGGTAGATGGATGGATCATATGAAAGGTGATCGTAAAACTGCTGGCAGGAGCAAACGTACAGATATAATGGTTAATAGGAAAGAGGACTACTGGACTAAATCGTAGTCAATACGTTCTTTTAATCCTGCTTTATTGTGTTCAATAAATGGTGCTAATGGACTTCTAGGCACAGGTGTTTTTACACGATCCCCGTATGTCATATTATACATTTTAAAGTTTCTACTGTGCATTGCTTGTACAGTTTTACCGTAAATTTCTCCATCATAAAATCTACGCATGCCTTCACGTTTGTCATTATAATAAATGTCTTTGTATGTATCACAAAACTCTTTATAGCCTTTGTGTCTTGTATTTAAAACAAAGAATCCTGTTTCACAACTATAATAGTCAACATCATTTTTGTTATGCCATACTTGTAAGTGCGAACTTAAAAACTTATCTTGTGTAATATTTCCAAACACTGCTAAGTCAAAAGGTTTCTTAATTATTGTATCTGCATCAATCCAAATAATTCTATCAGCATCTATATTATCCATAGCATGTATAATACTAAAACCTTTTTTAGCAAATGTTTTTACTCTTTTATTTTTATGTCTTGCTTGAAATGATTCGTATTCATTGCCTAAGTCCCAGCCCATTTCAATAAACGTATCGTCATTTAATGAGAAGTTATCTTCATTATAAACGTGCAAGTTTATTAAGTGTGACCAATGTTTCTTAAACGTATTCAACATATTAGAACCACAACGATCATAATATGATTGATCCATACTAGTTATACCTGCGTATTTCATAGGTACTCCTTAATAATATTCCATGCAGTTCCTTTTTCTAAATCTGCAAAATTAAAATGACTCATTGCTAGTTTTTCAATCCACTGTTGTCTTTCAGGACGTATTGGATTTTCTAGTTGACTTAAATCTGTATTGCCTATATCATATGCTTGACTAACTTTAGCATTAGGGTCTGTTATAAACACAGGAATACCCTCTATCGCCGCCGCTACGCCTGGACTACTGTTGTATGTAACTACTGCCCAGCATTTTCTAAAATCGTCTAATATAGACGGTGCTGTGCTTATCTTAACGCCCGGATAGTTCAAGGTCAAGTATTGTTTTGCTTTTTTATCTCCAGGGTGCGCTCTAACTATAATATCTCGATCAGTATGCTGTTGTATTTCTTTAATAGTTTTATTACACCAGTCCATTACGTCATAGCCGCCCATACTCCATCCACCGTTACGTTGTAAACATAAAAGTATGTGCTTACCTTTATTGGTCCACGGTTGCAAATCAAAACCTAAGTTGCGTTTTAGTTTTTGCCAACGTTCAGGATCTACATTATCTGTAAAGTAATTGCCTGTAGTTGGAAATACATCATCTAAACTAAAACGTAGATACTGTTTAGTATTTCCAGGGTCTCTATATAAAAATAAATTACTATCAATAGCAAGTGTATGTTTGCCAATAAGTTTCTGTTGTTGTATTACTTGTCTACGAAACATTAAGTGCGGAGTGTTACCACTATTTGCATGTACCCATCCTTGTATAACACCCAAGTCACTTGGTTCCCAATTAGCTGATTGAATTTCTAAACTTTCACCGTCAGTACCTACACCGTTATGAAAACTTGTTAGAACTTGTCTTTTTTCTAAGTTTTTATTATGTGCGGGAATACCTGCATAGTAAATTCTTACAGACTTCATGTTGATGCCAACGTATGTTTAAGTTTGTCTTTATTAGTTTTATTAATATGATGTTTGAGATATAAACTAAAGCGTGTATTTTGTAATGCATTTACATTTTCACATACGTCATCACATAAATTTAAGAAGCCTGCTTTTTCACCTTTAGCAAAGTTACCAAGTACTGTAGCATCATAAGGTTTATGTAAACTTTCTAGTTTACTTTGATCGTTCCAAAATGCCCAATACTTGTTTGACCATAATGTTAATTTTTCGTATTCTTCGTTAAAAATTACAAGTCCTGATTCGTAACAGTCAGGATGTGAATTGTTACTTTGCATCATAGCAACTGGATTTATAAATGGAAAACTAAATGCTTCTTCGGGTATTTTGCGTGTTTGCTCCATGTCAGCATCTAGCCAAATTATTCTTTCGCCCATGTCTCTATTTTTTATAGCATGTATTTGTGCTACACTTTTGCCCCAGAACTTTCTTATTTTAGTATTAACATCAAACTCGCTATCAACATCTAATGCAGGTACATGCAACAGTCTTTTGTTGAAAGGTAATTCATTAAACCATTCAACTTCACCTTCGTGTTGGTCAATATATATTTCTACTTTGCCAGGCAAGTCCCATGTACTAATACAATGCTTGCCAACACTTTTCCAATAGTTTTTTGATATACTTGTAACAAATTTTAATTTCATACTAAGCCCTTTATTATTCTATGTGCTGTACCGTTTTGTAATTCTTCATTATGGAATTGTCCGTATGCTAAATGACATGCCCATTTATATATTTTATGCGAGTCTTGTTGTGTTGGATTTTCAATGTGACTAATATCCTTATCGCATACTGGATCAGCGGCTGTAGGCGCTGTAGTAAACGCTGAGACGCCATATAACACACTTTCTACTGCCGCTATGCTTTGATATGTAACCATTGCATGACAGTTATCTAAGTCATCATATATAGTTTTGTTTATGCGATTTTGACGTGGTGCTTTGTCTCTAATTATAATAGTTCTATCTGTATGCTTTTCTATTTCGTTAACAGTATCTTTGACCCATTGATCTCTATCAATACCATAAAACTTACAAGGCTTTTCGCTAGGCGTGACAAGTAATATATGTGCGCCACCCTTCTTAGGTTTGTGTATTGCTTGTTGTAGTCGGTTCCATCTGTCGTTTGGTCTGTCTATTATTTCGTTGTGTTGCACATCGTTCTTTACTATACGGTGCCATTGTTTCCAACCGTTTGGATTTATTGATGACTTGTAGTTTCCTACATAACCACTATCCATGTAGTAAAAGTCTCTTTTGTTTTGCCAGCATTCGTGTATAAGTTTTCGTTTACCCATGCTACGTATTACAATAGGAACATTGTCCGGAAAGTCACTGTAGTCATATATAGGTAAGTTTGCACTTTTAGCAAACATGTTTATATATTGATCTGTTTTATTTTTACTTAAACATATCATAAAGTTCTTGTTTCCATAACTCATTAAATTCGCAGTCTCTGTAGTTTTCAAACCACGGTCCGCCTTCAGTATAATGTATTAGTTTTGGAGTTTCAATATCATCATACACACCTACTAAGTAGTTCCATGTATGATCTAGTTCACCAATTTCTTTATCTTCTAACCAACTAAACCTATGAAAGTATGCGCCATTTAATTCTAAACTGTTAACTTGATCTTGGTCAACAACTCTATTACTAGGATGTCCACAGTTCCATAACACAACACTTGACCAGTTCTTGCGTGGATAGATAGTTTGCTTTTGTCCATCCATTTTAAAACCTTCTTTAGGTGTGTAATCATGTTGCACACACATAACAGCATACTTGTCGTCTGCTTGTGCAAATAGTTCAGCAATGTCTGTTGTAAGGATCATATCACAATCCATAAACAATGCCCAGCCTCTAAAGTTAGTAAGCTCTGGTATTAAGAAACGTGTAAATGTAAATTCTGTTGATGCAAGTTTATCTTCAGGTCGACTGTACCAACCTGCTTGTCGTAATTCTTTTTGTACTAATGGAATAACTTCTGCATCGGGTTGATGCTTTAGTATGCTATGCTTACACACTTGGTAAGCCATATCTTCTCTTGGGTCGTAGCCGATGAATACTTTCATTAATCTCTTCTTTCTATATCTTCTTCATAACAGTCGCCCCATTGTACTTCTAGTATATGAGTGTTCTCTGTTCCAGGATTGCTTGCTTTGTGCCAAACTTCCTTACCAATTTCAAATGTTCTACTTTTTTGTTCTAGTAGTATACTACTTTGTATACCATTCCACTCAGTGTCCATTTTAACTGTACCTTCTAGTACATTCCATTCTTCTGAACGCTTAAAGTGTTTTTGATCACTTAAACTTTTGCCCGGATATATTACAAGCTCTTTTACTTTGTAACCCTTTTCTGGTTTATGATCTAACACACGCCAGTAACCCCAGTCACGTTCTGTCTTTTGTGTTTTCCATTCATCAAGTATCCAACTACTTGAATTCATTTTGTTAGTGCCGCCTATACCAAAGGCAAAATCAACATACGGCATATCTCCGTAAATTTTGTATTCAGGGGTCGTGAAATTTGTCCTGTCGCCACCGTTAGCAAAGATAACTTTTGTTCCGCTACCGTGTGTACTAAGTGTATGAAAGATAGCCTGACATGCGCTATCATCAGTATCATCAAAACCAATAACTTTGTCAACAATACTAAGTTCTCTAATGATAGCAACTCTATCATTAAAAGGCATAAAGTGTCTGCCTTTTTTACGTGCTAACCATTCGTCACTATTGACGCCAACTATAAGTTTACTTCCTAGTTTACGTGCTTCTTTAAAATATTCTATGTGTCCTGAGTGTAGCGGATCAAAGCCGCCTGTTACTAATACTACATCCATACAGATATTTATAGCATGATTTGTGTATGCTTTTGCGTCTTGGCTTGTTCAAATAAAGACTGTAGTGTAGGCCACGGATCTCCTCTTTGTATCTCTTCACCTGTCCACTGTGCATAACTCATATCGTTTAACCATTGTTGCCTATCAATAGGCTGCCAAGCAGTCTCAATATGATGTAAATTGCTTCTAGCAATAGGTGATGCTACTGAACTTGGGTCTAATGTATACGTTGGTTTGCCATTAAAAATGCTCTCAACTGCCGTTAAACTACTAAAAACTATAACGCATTTCGAGTCTAAAATGTCCTTTTTAAGCCCACCGCTGGGTGCCATAGTAACACTTCCGTTGTATTCAAAGTTGCTACTCATTACCACATTTGTATATTTGCTTGCTAATTCTGAAAAATATCTTACTTGTGGTCGCATGTTATTTGGGTGCGGACGTATTACAATTTTTCTATCTGTATTACTACGTATATCGTCTAGTGTATCTTTTAACCATAAGGTATATGCTTGCCAGGCTGTGTCAGTATTGTACTTTTTATACAAATGATTTAAACTACTATCGCCTATTTTCTGTAAGCATAGCAATACATAATCGCCTGTATCGTCCCAAGGTTTTATTTGTAAATCAAAATCCTTTTGCATCATTTCCCAACGGTCACTAGGACAGTTTTTTGGGTATGTGCCGGTATTATAAAAATAACTATTCCACGCAAGCCTGTGCCATTTAGTTAGTTTACTGTTGCCTTGTAAATCTCTAAAGATAGGACTTTCGTTTACAATAGAAGGTTTGTCACTACGTGCAATAAATTCAAATGCATCTCTAGTTACTTTATTTCCTTCATAGTGTTTTAAAATATTTGTTTGAAAATAAAAATCAGCATAGTTAGAATCTAAGCAACTTTTTAAATCAAAGGTATGTCCGTGTGCATATAACATACGCTTTAGTATTCCAGATGACTTACTTGCGCCTATTACTGCTACGCCCTTCATTTCTTTTTCTCGTTAAACTTTGCCCATTTAATATTTGTAGTTGCATATTCTTTGCTGTGCATACGTTCAACAAACTTTAATAATAGTTCTTTGTTAGGCTTAGGTTTAAATAAATCGCAAATTGCGATTGCACTAGCCATTGCATTATATTGTATCTTTGCAACGTGTTGAGGATGATCGTTTGGTCCTCTAATAGGTCCATCTTCGTCCCAATCAATTACTGGTCCAAGGTGATAGCAGTTGTGTTTTTCTAAACTTTTTGTAGCAAACGGTACAAGACGATCAATATAAGGAAGTGTCTTTCCTCCTATGTATATTGTATGCGGCGGTGCTTGATCATAAAATTTATAAATGCTATTACCTTCACCTTGTAAATCTACTATAGTTGTGTTAGTGTCAACTGTTCTATCTATATATTTTTTAAAATGTTCGTTAGGTTCTAAATACATTTTCCTACTAGTAATAAGCATCTTACTTTTCTTACCAGTCATTGCTTCGTATAATGGTTGCCAATTACAACAGTCTCTATATGTAAAAGCAATATCTCTATCTGGTAGTTCTAGTGTAGCAAGTGCTAGTACAGGCAAGTTTAAGTTTGCTTGTTCGATCCAATACTTCTTTGCATCGCCTGTATGTGGGCATAGTAGCCTAGTTTTACGCATCCAACATGCTAGTTGTGGATCTACTTCATATGCCATTTGTTCAAGCTCTGTGAAGTGTGTAAGCGTGTCTAAGACGCCATTAACTCCATTTGCTTGTGCAGTTTTAACATCACTGTGATTGTTATCTCCATAGTGTGTATCTATGTTATACTTTTGTTTTACACTATCCCAAATGTATCCATGACGCTTGCCATATCTAGTAACAATAATATCTACATTTTTTGTTAGTCCGCAGTTGCGTAATATTTTCATAATTTCATCTGCACTAAGATACATGTCACTTAGTATTAAGTCACCGTCTTTGACTTTGTTTATATTTTCTACTATTGGAAATAAGTGTTCAAGTTCTACTTGTAATTCAACTTGTGGATCGTACTCGGGTAATAGTTTATAGATGTCTTCGAAGTTACCTTCGTCTTTCTTAGTTGCTTTTTCAGCACGTATACGTTTTTTAACGTAGTTAGAATCGTTAATACGTCTAGCAGTTTCTTCATGTACTGTTTTAGGATAAAAGAATCTACGTGCAATTAGTGTATCAAATACGTCCCAGCTATTCATGCTCAAATTCTATATCCCACTTGTTGATTCTATGTACTTTGTATCCGTGTGGTGATAAGAAATTGGTTAACTTTTCAATCATGCCTTTTCTATTACCATGCTCAATAGTCATAAACTTTATTGTAATTTTATCAAAGTCTATACCTTGCAGGGCTTCTAGTTCGGCACCTTCTGTATCCAAACTCATGTAGTCAATTGTACACGGCACTTTATAATTCTCTTGTAATATTCTAGTAACAGTTTTACTTGTTACTGTTGTAGTTTCTGTTTTATCTTTAAAATGTGTTTTAAAGTATTTTTTATTTCTAGCATCTAAATCTGCATTTGTAATTCTAGATAGCAAGTCGCCTCGAATATCTTTATGTTCGCTTAAAGGAATTTCAAAAGTAACTGTACCGTCAGTATTAAAAACAGCACAATGAACTACTGTACTATGCTGTCTGTTGTTTTGCAGTTGTGGTATTAGATGCGGATTTGCTTCTATACAAATACCTTTCCAGCCAAAGGAATATTCTAATGTAGCAGTATTACTTGTAAATACTCCATCATTAGCACCAATATCTAAATAGAATCCGTCACGTTTGCCACGTGATATATTTTCAATATAATACTTGTCTTGTTCTATTTGACTGTAGTATTGTGTCATAGCGTGGCATCTTCCATACCCGCTACTCTAAGTTTAACTACGTTTGTTATTTGCCATTGCTTTTGATCAAGTCCTTTTAAGACACCTAACCACTTGTTACGCATTAGTGCAAACTCGTTAATAATTTTTTCGTAATCAACAACGTCTGCCTCGCCGTCAACGTATTTTTCTACGTCACGACTAGACAGAGCTCGTTGATAGTTTTCTAAGTATTTTTTAAAGTATGAACTACGCAACCTGCGTAGCTCAATATTTAGATAGTTTAGGATTGCTTCAATCTCTTGTAATTGATTGAATCTGTGTTCTACTATGCCTGGCATTGCCGCAGATGCTTTTTCTACACTACCAACTAATTTAACTTCTTTCTTTGCGTCAATTAGTTCAGTTTCATAAAATGTAACTGCATTAGGTATCTTGTTAATGTCTCTAGATACTTCGCTATACCAACCCATAATTTAATCCCAATCTATTTCTTCGTCAAGAACATCTTCTTCGTCGATGTCTAGATAATAGTTTATTGCATTATCTAATGCACTATCACTTCCTAGTGCGTTAGTAAACACATCGTCACCTGTACCCATATCGGCCATCAAGTCTACAAAGCGTTCAGCGGCAATCTCAATATGTTTTTTATCGAGATATTCCTTAAACATATTCCATGTATCTACGATTTGTTCTTCTTCCATACTCTACTCCTCGATTGTTTGTATGTCGTCTAATTCTACTTCGTCATCGATAATAGTTTCGTCGTCCGAGGTATTTACCAAAGTCGCTTCTTTTATTAGATAATCTGACATAACAGTATCGAGGTTTTCGCCGATCCATTTTTTACGATATTCTAAGATTTCTTCGCCAGTGCTGGAAACATACTTTAGTCTGTTACCTTGTTTTTCAATGACGCCTTTTGCTTCAAATAACTCCAATAGTCCGCTATATGGATTCATGCCTGTTTCATAAGGAATTTTAACTTGCACTGCCTCGAAAGGTTTTGCATATCTAGTTTTCATTACTTTACAGCCTGCACGTATACCCATAACTTGACTGATCTTGTTACCGTCTTCATCTTCTTTTAGTTTTAGTTTTTTCATTGCTACAACAATTGAAGATGCATAGATAAAGCCTTGTCCACCTGATATCTTATCATCTGGATCAAACATATCTTGTGATGCATATGTATGGTTAGTACACACTAAGCCTACGTTATGTGAACCAATCATGTTAACAGTATTACGTACAAGTGATGTTAGTGCTTTAGGCTTACGACCCATATCACCTTTCATATCACCCTTGTTAAACTGATCAACATCTGTTGGTGTTAATAGCATACCTAGTGAGTCGATAACAAACAATACCTTAGGACGTTCTTCTTCGTCCATTGCTTTATAGTCTGCCATAAATGTTGATACTGTTTTAGCAACATCATCAATCATTGACATATTAAGTTTTAGTAGTTTGTCATCTGCTGTGTCTACATCTAATGCTTGTAGCCACGCTTCGTCAAGTGCGTTCTCTGAATCAATTAAGACTACAAAGATGCCTTGTTCTTGTGCCGCTTTTACAATGTTACCTGCACAGATATATGATTTACCTGCACCTGATTCACCTGCAAAAACAGATACCTTACCTAGTGGAACACCTTTGTGGAAGTCTCCTGAGATAAGATAGTTGAGTGCATAATTTCCTGTACTAATCCAATCAGTCGGGTCATTGAACCCTGCACTCATTCCTGAAATGGATTTAGTTAGTTGTGTCCTAAACTTAGTAGGATCAAACGCTTTATTCGCCATGGTATCTCCTGTTTTAAAAAGCCGTTAATGTGTGAGTTACAAGCATAATACTTGTAACCCACGTTATATTATTATTAACTTTGACGTGCTCTGATCATTGCTAGAATGTCATTTGCATTGCCGCCACCTTCTGCAGGTGCTTCAGCAGTTGGTGCTGGAGTTGCCGCAGGTGCCGCTTCTGCTACTGGAGCAGGTGCCGCTTCTGGTGCTGGTGCCGGAGCAGGTGTTGTTGCCGCTGGTGCAGATGTCTTTAATGGATCACCTGTACGCTGTTGCATACCTGCTGGACGGAAGTATTGTCCCCAACGATCTGCATCAAATGCTTCACCGTCTACTGACGCTTCGAACATTTCTTGCATTACTTTAAGTTCAATCTCTCCTGGCTTTTTAGGCAGGAAGTCTGACAAATTAAACAGACCGTTCGTATTAACTGCATTCATTTCTTCATCACCTAGTGGTCGATCTCTACGTGCCCAATTACTTGTGCTGTAGTCTGCGTATCCACCTTTGGATGTTTTGTTTAGACGAAAGTCTACGCCTGCAGTGTAGTCTGTTGGCAATTCTTCCATGTCTGGATCCATAAGCGCCTGCTTAATGATCTGGAAGATTTGTGGACCAATAATAAACCTACGAATTGGATTCTCAGGTGTTTTATCGTCCGTTAGTGGGTTATCCGTTACAAAGCCTTGGAAAATGTACGAACGCTTTTTCCAATACTTACGACCCATGTCTTCTAAACTTGGATCTTTAAACCAGCCACGTACTTCGTTAAGAATGTTACATGTCTCGCCATACATTTCCATACATGGAATTTGTACTTGTGTAGGGCGTGAATCTGTTTCACCTTTAATGCCTGCAAATGGAAGTTTAATAACGAGTCTTTCTTTCCAAAAGAAAGTGTTATCTGCATCGCCATCTGGCAAGAATCTCATCGTTGCCGACTCGCCTTCTTTAATATTCCAAAATGGGTAAATGCTGTTGTCACCGCCGCCTGCGCTACGGTTACCTGAAGCGTTTGCTTCTTGCTCTTTGAGCTTTGCTCGGATTTCTGCTAATGATGCCATAGTTGTGCCTCCTATATGATTGTTATGCCTATGTGCTTTTGTGCCTATTTGTTTGTAGCACAGTATATATAATACACTCTACTACTTACCTTGTCAAGTCTTTTTTAAAGAAAAACCTGAAAAACTTATAACCAATCTATCTTAGACCGGCTAATTCTTTCATTCTATCCATTTCTGGATTCGTATCTTCTGCCTGTTTGTATCTTTCCGTCATTTCATATACACTTTCAATAAATGCTTTTGCTGGATTGATAAACTGTTCACCGTAATCTTTTTCTACCATTGTTAGTACTGCTGTTTCGCCTTTTGGAAATGCACCTGCTTCTTTATCGTAGTAAGAAAGTATAAACTCGCCTAATGGTGTCTTTTCGTCCTTTTCAAGTGTTATTTCGTCGCCGTCTGGACCGTCTATCTTATCGCCTTTTTTCTTGCCATTCATTTTGGCTTTCTTTACAGCGTGTGCGTATGCATTGCCTTCGTCAAACTCAATATCGCCATCGCGCATTGCATCCATTGCTTGTTGCTCAATATCAGCATCATCCCAATAAAGCATATCTTCTGGTCCAGGTAATGTATTAGGATCAATCTCTGGCTTACCATTTACAATTTTAACTTGAACTTCTACTTCGTGTTCGCCGCCATCTTGATCAGTAACAAATAACGCCATAGTTCCTACTTTGCCTTCATCTGCTTCGTTAGTAGGTGTTTCAGCAAACTGACCCATCATTTCTTCAAACGCTGATTCAATTTCCATTTCTTCTTTACTTAGATACTTGTCTTTGATTGCGCCTTTTTCTTCTTCGCTTGCACCTTCACGTCCAGCTTTTTGTAATGCTTCAAAACCTTTTTTGCCGTACTTCTTAATACCTGTGTAACGTTGTAAGCCTGACTCTTCTACTTCTTCGTCATCTTTTTCCCACGGTGCTTTTTTAAGACTAACTTTTTTCTTCTTCTCACCACGTGGAGTTTCATCTGCATTATAACGGGCGCGATCTTCTGCACCTTCAATTTTTTTACATTTGTTTACACGTTTGCCTTTGTTCTTGCCAGTACCTGCTTGTGTACCAACTTTTCTGTGTCCAGGCCAGCACTTGTCTGGTCCTGCTACTTCTGCCATTAAATCTTCAGCAGTTAATTCTTCAGCTTTGTTTGCTTCACTTACTAATTTATAAATGTAGGGGAATACATCTGATAGTTCTTCATTGAACTGTTTAATAGTAAGTTGATCAATCCAATTTTCAGCAACATCAGTAGGAACATCTTCAAGTACAGGGGTTTCAAATGCTTCAAATGTTTCTTTATAATATGCTGGCTTCTGTAATGATTCTAGTGTTTTCTTAATTGTACCTACACGTTGCTTAACAACATCTACATACTCTGCAAGGCTTTCTGCCATTACTGCTGAACGACCCATGTAAGATTTAAACTTACGTAGTTTATTCATTTCTTCTGACATACTTACAATATGCTTACCAAACTCATCATGCGGTACTCCGCCTTCTGATACATGTCTTGCCATTGCTCTTGCACCAGTAAGATGTTTGAAAGGATATTTAAATCTTTCACCTTCTGAGCTTTCAACATATATTGCGCCAATTTTTCTAGTGCGTCCTGCACTGGCTTCTTGATCAACACCTTCTGTATGTTTGATCATTAAACGTGCTCCATCAAAGTCTTGATAAGACTGTCTTGATGTGCCATATAATTTTGATTCGTTCATTCCGTTATCCCCGTCACGATTCTTTGCCAAAAATTTGTAATCTCTTTGATCTAAATTAGATTTTGTTATGTCTCTTGTGTCAAATTCTAGTGTTCGTTTTCTTGCAAACATGCGTAGTTCTTTTAAGAAATCGTACCAGCCTTTTTTTGCTATATCAGACTCAGTAGCAACTAAGTCGCCACCGTATACTACTGCCACACTTTTTTCATCTAGACTTACACTAACTTTACCAATTGGACGACCTTCATTTACAAAGTCAAAATCAAAGTATCTACCTAGTTTAGGTTCGTTAGTTACATTGCCTTCAGCATCACCAATTGTAATACTTGGAAAGCGTCCACGTATCTTATTAAATAGTTCTTCTGCTGTTACGTCTAAATTCTGCATAAATGTATTTATCAATAGTTACTACTAATGAAGATCGGCATTGGTGCTTCATAATCTTCATCTTGTTCGGCTTGATTGAATGTATTATACACTCTTGGATCCCAGTCTTTGAGAACAGCCATCATTCTTATAGCAAGTAATGTAGCACTTACTAGATCATCTGTCATTCCTGATTTTGCTTGGAAACTTGATCCTGTTGCAACAAATCCTTTTAGTTCTGATAATAAAGGTTTACTTGTTATAGACATTTTATCGTTTTCTATCATAGTTTTAAGTCTACTACATGCAGTAATTTTTGTACCGTGTGTAGTATTAAAGCCTTTGCGGAACTTACGTACATGTCCTTTACGTATAGGTTCACTTACAAATAGTCCTGGTATGTTTTCTTCACCAAAGTCATTAATAACAATAAGTGCGGCTTCACCTATACCATTGTTTTCTACACTCCAATATACATTAGTATCAGACTTAGTTTCAGTAGCAATGTAATTACATATATCACTTAATACTCTAACTTGTCCTGGAATGCCTGTTTGGTTATGTTGCCACTCTGCTACTTGTTCATAACTAGGTAATTCAAATACTTCGATTGCGGCATTATCTCCGCCTGTACCCATACTTGGATCTAGTGCAACTGCATATGTAAACTCTGAGCTTGGCTTTTTATACCAGCGAGTCTGACCCATATTTAATATAGGATTTTTACCATCCATTGCGGCCAACTTAATACTGTTAATAAGTGTTTCGTCAAATACTAGGAATTCACAACCATACTCACGTCTAAACTTTTCTTCGCCTATACGTCCAATTTCTGCTTCTTTCCACTCTTCGTCTCTGTCTGGATGTTCTTGCCATTCTGCAACAAAACTATGAAAGCCATTTGATCCTAGTTCTTGCTCATTGCCATGTGCATCAAACTTTTCTTCTGCTTGTTTCCAAATAGTAGCAAATGTATCTTCATCACTGTTAGGTGTGCTAGTAATAATAGCACGACCACCTGTTGCTAGTGTAGGTGATATTGATGTCCAAAACTCTTCTGCGATGTTAGGTTGCACAAATGCAAACTCGTCACAGTATAGTAATGATATGGACATACCACGTCCAGTATTTCCAGTAGTTGTTTGTGATACAATTCTACTACCATTTTCAAATTCAATTGAGCCTTTATTATAACTTGTAACACCTGCTCTAATATGATCTTCACACGTTTCATATATGTAACGTATACGTGCCATAATCTCTTGAGCACCTGTGTACTTGTGTGCCGCAATTAGTATAGTTTGATCAGGTACAAACATTGCATACCATGCTAGGTATATTGCCGCACATGTAGTTTTACCTGTTTGTCTAGGCATCATGTTTATATTAAAGCGATAGTTGTGATAACTGTGCATCAAACGCAACTGATACTCATAAGGATCAAACAACAACTTACCTTGTACAGGGTGTTGTATGTAAGCAAACTTCTTAGCAAAGTACAAGTAACCTTCGTTAGGATCTGTACATGCTAGTAAGTCAGCAATTTGTGCTTCGCTAAATGTTTCTGTTTGATTGGCCTTTTTGGTAAGGACACCGTCTAAACTCTTGCTCATACTGTATTTACTCAAAAAAATAGGGCCCGGAAGCCCTATTGAATTTGTGTATTTTAGCTACAGCCGCAAGAGCCGCAAGCCATTAATTTCTTTTTGCCTGGAGCACCGCATTCTGGACAATCATGTTCTTCGTCATCATCATGATCGTGGTCGCCTGCTTCTTCTACATCGCCAGCCATTAACTCTTTGAGTCTAGCCGCTAATTTTTCTTTAATTTCGTCTTGTAACGCCATTGGATTGTCGCCGCCCTGTGTTGCAGGATATGCCGCTTTAGACTTATGTAAATCATCACCTGAATTAATTACATCGTCAATCGCACCGTATTTTTCATCTGGTTCGTTAGCATATGCTTCATCAGCTTCAATATCGTCCATACAACTACTTGCACCAACATGTTGCTTACCGCAATTATCACATGGTTCGTCTTGTACGCCTGGTTTAAGATCGTCCATATCTTTATCCATATCTGGACCTTTAACTATGTCACGTAATCTTTCCATGTCTCTACGCATTGGCATAATATCAGCGTCAACTTCTTTAGCGCCTTCCATGCCTGCGTTTTTCATCATATCAATTAAATCTGCAACATGTTCTTTGCCGCTTGCATTCATTGATACATTCATTGTTACTGGGTTACCTTTGTCCATCTCTGGTGCTGGACTAGGCATAGGCATTGGTAAGCCTTCCTGTGCAACATCAATCGACTCTATTAACTTTTTCATATTCATTATTTTGTCTCCGATACCGCCGCACTTGGATCGTGCTCACGTTCTGTTTTTACTTTTTCAAGTTCTTTTAACAATTCCATTACTCTGTTTTCACCAACTGAATCTTGTGCGCTTTCGCCGCCCATATCTTCTGTTGTTAACTTTGCTTGATACACAGTGTCTTCAGGCATTTCCTGATACTTCTCTTGCATCTCTAATGGATTTCTTACAATGATATGTGCTTGATCTATGTTACAGCACTGTCCAATATATTCTTGTAATACTTGTTGTGTGGAAGGATAGTTAAGTTCAACTTCGAAGTATGTAACTTCCATGTTTTCTAATTGTGGAAAATCTAACGGACGTTCTGTAATAGGGGTCTTTTTACCTTTGCTCATACTAGCAACATCATACTTTTGTAAGCATGTTTTGATGCTGTCTTCGCAACCTTCAGGTAAATTACCTGCAATACCTATTTTAAATGCATAAGTCTTTTTAGACTCGTTTAGCAATTCTTGAAATCGTGTTTCCATATTATCCATCCTATATAAGTTATTTATCCTTATCGAGTCCTTTGAGCTTTTCTAAGAGGCTGTTGCGATCTGTTACAACATAGCCTTCTCCAGCAATCATACCGTCTTCTGTAACACCGCTGTCTTTATCTTGCTTTTCTTTTCTAAGTTGTAGTTCAACCATTTTTAACTTATTATTAAGTTTTGCTACCTTTGCATCTAGTCCTGTTTTAAGTAGTCCTCCAGCAACTTCAAATACTCTGCCGCTATAACGACTTTCTACATTCATACCAAGATTCATTAAATCATCATATGCTTCAAGTGCTTTATCTGCTATTTCATTTAGCTCACTATCTGCTTTATCACCTAAGCCTTTAACGGCTGGTAATGCACTAGTAATTTTATCAAACTCTGCTATATCACGAAAACTATCTTCATGAGCTACTTCGTGTTTAGCTTGCGCTTTTTCTTGTTTTTCTGCCTGTTGTATAATTTCTTTCGAATCAGGCATGTTGAGTAAATCTTCTAGTTTTTTGGTCATGTGTCCTATACCATTATATGCTACTATTATTTATCGTCTTTTGCCGTTATGGAATATATCTTGTTCTGTTATAACTCTAAAAAATATACCTTTTTGTTTACAATATGCCCTTGCGGCTTCCCATTTTGCTTGGTTAACGACCCAAGATGCTTGGTTATGCTTACTTCGACCTAGTTTTTCTTTTACTGCTTGATTCTCTGGTTTTACTTCTATTAGTTCTACACGTTGCTTGCCTTTACGGTCTGCATATGCAATAAAGAAGTCCGGAACATATATTGTATGCTTTCCGGTTAATGGATTTTTGTATGGTATTTTAATTGCTTCACTAGCCCACTTAGCAACACTTGGGTGTTCGTCGCAAAAACGCATAAACGTAAACTCCCAACTACTTCTATAAGTTGGTGTTTTTGTACCTATATACTTCTCAGGATTTTTGAGACTATATTTTCCCTGTGCAAATCTTCCCATGGCATTTTAGTATATGATGTTTCGCTTTTCAATTTTTTCGTAATTTGAAGTTACTTTAAAACCAAGTGTGCTTGTTTTTTCTCTACTGTAGTTTAGTATGTTAGCAATGATATCACTCATTTGTGTTGCATTTATACCTTTTAGTGTATCAATAAGTTCAAACACATTTATGTCATCTACTTTTGCTTGATTTAAGATTGCTGTACCTACTGCAATAGCACTTGATTTTTCAAAGCCTCTGTTTTCAAAAAAGCCTATTACTGCGTCAACATCATTTGCTGGATAAGAAGTTTTTTCTGTTAAGTATTGATTGAAAAATTCTTTAACTTCAGCACCACTATCTTGTGCTTTAACTGCTGGTAAATTATTTGCCATATTATACGTTTCCTAATGGATTCTTTTGTGCGGCAATAGTACTACTGCCTGATTGTGCTTCTCTGTATTTAGTGACTATGGAGTTGGTAATGGATAGCATCTTGGGATCTTCATTACTTAGTAATTGATCAACTTCGTTTCTAACTATTGTTTTTTCATTTACAGTAAGGTTATCATATGCACCAAGTCCTGCGGCATTACCTACATTATAACCTGACAGTGTACTTACTGCACCTATTGCAACAGCTCTTTCTGCAACTAAGTCTTTTAGTTCTGTATTGTTATCTAATGCTGTTTGTAAGTCTGCTGTATCTAATTGTTTAGATTGCCTAATAGTTGTAATTGGTTTTGCTTCAGTTGTTTGTGTACCGTTACCACCTGATTTTGGAAAACTAGTATTAGCAAGTCCGCTTACATTTGTTCCTGTTGCTGTTCTAATAGTTTGTCCTGCAACTTGATATGCTTCATTACGTAAACCTTCTTTAGTAAGTTTCTTAGCGTTTTTAACTGTACGTGCCGCTGTAAGTAATGTACCTAAGTCTGCTTTACCGCCTGCTAAATCTCCTAGTACACTAACACCGCCTGCTAATATACCCGAGCTACCAAATAGTCCTCCACCACTACCTGCGGCAATTGGACTAGGTGTCGAATCATAATGTTCTGTTGCAAATCCTTTAGGTGTTGATCCTTCTGCTACAGCACCGTCTGCATAGAATACGCTTTCGTATGCTACTGTCATTGTATTCTGCACAGGCTCAGCACTTGCTGAATTATCAAGTGTGTCATGTGACCATTTTTCAATTATTGGATTTACTAATGTTAGTGTAAGATATTGATGTCTTGCTAACTGTGATATCTGTATACTTGTAAAGAACGGTTCGTATTGATTGTTATCTAAACCAAAGCGGTCGCCGTTTTGTGTACTACCTTTATACGTATTAAATCTATCATATGGTCTTGCAGTTTGATTTGGTGCACCTGCGCCATCTCTACTACCATATGTACCATCTCTAAACATATAGTTATAGTATGCTGTCCATAACTGTGTTGTTATGCTATTGTTATCATCATGGAATATAATATTTACAGGACCGTAATCTATACGTGTTTGTACATTCTTTTTACGATTGTATTTGTTCTTAGTTTCAGTTGTAATATCAAAACTAGGCATAGTTACACTCTTAACAAGCATATTAACTTCATTAGTATGTCTGCTAACCCAACCTGGTAATACTTTGTTTACTACGTTGTCGTTTAAGTTAAGTGTTACATGATATAGAAACTTTTGTTTGGGAGCTAAACGAAAGTTGTCGTCTGTGAATAAACGTGCCGCATGTGAATAGTCGGCCATGTCGCCCTTTGGACTAAGTGCGCCGTTTACTAAGTTATCTAAGAATCCATTGAATATGTTCGCCATACTAATATTTATCCAATGTTATTAACTGCGTATAAAATGAAAAAGGGGCAATGAAGCCCCTAATCCTAATTTGTTGTACTATTAAGTAACTTAGCTTGCGCCAGTTGTACTTGCTATAGCCGCTACTGATCTTCCAATAGCAGTACCTACTCCACCACCGCTTGCGCCTGATGTTTGGATAGCATTGTCGTACTTAACTGTTAATGCAACTGTTACTGGTTCGTTAGCACTGTATGCTAATGAATTGTAATTTGCACTTTCTAAGTAACAACCGTATAGTTCAAAAGTTTCTAGTGTTTCAGGTGCATAGTTACCGTTACCACCGTCTAGAATTTCAATTCTAGTTACAAACTTATAATCAATTCCGCTTGCCGCACTTGACTGTTCCATAAAGTCGAACTGTCTTTGTAGTTGTTCACCAACTAGTTTTTGTACAGCACCAGTAGCATCGTCTCTTAAAGTAAGTGTAATAGCTTCCCAGGTATGTTTACCTGCAAGATAAACTCTTGAGTTGTATACGTCAACAGTCATTGTCTCGAAGCTTACGTTTGGTCTAGTAACATCCTGTACCTGTTTAGTTAGCTCAGTTACTTCTCCTGCGCTTACACCAAAGTTTTCCAGTGACACTCTAAAGCGATACTGGAGTTTTGGCATGAGCAACCCTTGTGTAGAGTTGCTTGCGTCAGAAGCTAACGGAACTGTGATTTTTGATAATGATGAAATAGCCATTTAATTTGCTCCTAATTTGTTATATATATTTATCAATTTATAGTCCTGCTATCTCACCAGTGTTTTTCAAGCGTAGTGGAATATAAATAAATTCTACTGCTTTAACTGGTTCAATCGCTATATCTAAATACATTTCATTTCTGTCAATTCTTGCTGGTGTGTTATTGCTTTCGTCACATACAACTAAGAAGTCATATAATGCTCTTGCACCCACTAGCTCTAGACATAAACTCTCTGCTGCTTGTTTGATTTGATCACGTGTGACCTTATCATTTGGTTCAAATATATATGGTTTTGCAAGTTTCTTAAGCTGGCTGCGTAAGTAAACTACCAAACGTGCTACGTTAATTCTATCAAC